CAGAATTTGAATAAAAAAACTTTACTATGGATTATTTAGCTGGTGCATCTGGTGCAGCATTAGGTTTTATAGCAGGAGATGTTCCAGGAGCTGTTCTTGGAGCTAAAATGGGTTATAATGCATCGAAATTCTTTACCGAAAAAGATTCAATGGCTAAGAAAATTGGTGGAGGTACTAAACGAGCTGCTAAATGCGATCCGTTTTACAAGACAACAAAGAAAGTTAAATCTAAAGGAAAAACTATGGCAATGGTACAGAAGAGGTTGGGCAAGTATAAATCTAAAGTGGGAAAAGACAAGGGTGGAACTTATCGTGGTAGGTTTAAGAAACCTCAGAAGTTGGTCAATGACATTAAGGCGAAAGCTACAAGATTAGGATGGACGAATGTGTTAGAGTTTTCAGGTCAAGTATCTGATCCTGATTGTGTTTATTTACATTATAATAATTATAATGTAGCAGAGATAGCAAGATCAATTACTGGTTCTTGTGTTAGGGCTTTGTTTCGTGAAGCTAAAATACAAATTGTAAGTGATGAGCAAGAATTGCCATTAGCAGGTCCACAAAATTCTGCAACTCCTAATAATGCATGGCATATTAGTTTTATTATTCGTGATGCTGCGCAATTAATGGGTGTAACTTCGTTTGCTATTCCTGAAAATGCTACTTTAAGATCTGTTATTTTACAAGCTCAAACTTCAGCTAACCATATGGGTGATTTTATATACAAATATTTACGAAATGAACAATATCAAATTCCTGTGTCGCTTCAACTTAATAGAGGTCCTCCAGGTGGTGTTGATGCTAGTGGATTTATTGTTGCTAATATTTTATTGGAATCGTTGATGGTGGAACTTGAAATGAATGCTACTTTAACTGTGCAGAATAGTACTTTAGGTGTTGGTGCTGCTGCTACTGATGGGAATGCAGATAGGGTAGATAATCAACCGGTAAAAGGAAGTTTGTTTCATTTTAAGAATGCTGATCCTCGTTTACGATCAGCTACTACAAGTAATACAGGGGTTATATATAATTATGATGTTGCTTTTTCATCTGGTTGTGCACTTGGTGTTAATGTTTTTGGATCTGCTATTATTCCATATACTGTTGATGATGAACCTCCAAATGCTCGAATTTGGAAGAATGTTAAAAAATCATCAGGTGTTGTTTTGGATCCAGGTAATATTAAAAAAACAAGTGTTACCAATAAGTACAAAAAATATTTTGTTGAATTGATAAAAAAATTGAGAGCTGATGTCACTGGCACTTATTTAGGTTTACCCTTTTTTCAGACTGTTCCAGGTGGTCAATCGCAAATGTTAGTATTGGAAGAAAGAATTCGTACTCCCAGTACTAATTTGATTACATGTAACTGGGAGTACGAATTACGTAATTATGCGATTGCCAAAGTAAAACCAAAGCAAGGATATTGTCGGGGAAATTTTACATCTCTCCCAATCGGCCAATGGGTGCCTGTTTCTTAACGTAATAAATTGTCGTTGTTTCCCTAATATAATTCATCTCTAATGTGCTGTAAGTACTTAATAAAGTATACTGCTACTTTCCAAACAAAATTTATGAATATACGTGCACCCCAATACGCACGAACCCTTTAGGGTTTGTGCGCAATGTCCATGCCTACCCGGGGGACGTGGCAGGTGGGCTAACGAAGTGCCCTCCGAATGTCTCCTGTGGTAGCATGTGACGTTGATTGTAGTTACAACTCAACATAAAGTACTCCGCCGAGGAATTCTTTATATTGGAAAACGTAGCGTCAGTAACAACTAGTCTCACAAAGTGAGACCTTGTATTACTTACTGACGCGAAGTCTCAGGTCTCAGACACGTGATTAGATCAACCAATGAAATTGCACCATAAGAGCCAATGAAATTACAGATCACTAAGCCACGCTAAGCCACACGTGTATATAAGGACCACCTTTTGTCCATCTTTAAAATGGCCAAACCTTTACCTGATCAAAGTGTTTTCGAATGTCAAGCTCAAGTACAAGACGTCAAGGAAGATATTTTTTATGCACCATCCCCTCAGATTCGTGGCAACCACCTTCGACACTTCCAGAATGTATCGCCTACCTTAAGGGCCAGCAAGAAATTGGCGAAACCACTGGGTACTCACATTGGCAGCTTCTCGCCGTATTTACAAAAAGTATAATAAAATTTTATTATAGAAGTCACAATTCGTCGAGCACGAGAACTTTTGGGAACAACAGGCCACGTGGAATTGTCAAGATCCGAAGCAGCAGACGCCTATGTCTGGAAAGAGGAAACGAGAGTTTCCGGCACGCAGTTTGAGTTGGGGAGAAAGCCCACGAGACATAACAATGCCGCCGACTGGGATGCTATATGGGATGCCGCAAAGAATGGATCAGTCCTCGATATCCCAGCCAACATACGAATTCAACATTACCGAACGCTCCGTACAATTGCTTCGGATTATGGCCAACCGATTGCTATGGAACGACAGGTTTTTGTTTTCTGCGGGAGAACTGGCACTGGAAAGTCTAGGCGCGCCTGGTCTGAATCAGGATTGGATGCTTACCCTAAGGATCCGCGATCAAAATTCTGGGATGGTTACAGAGATCACAAACATGTTGTTATCGATGAATTTCGAGGCGGTATCGACATCGCCCATATTCTCAGATGGCTTGATAGGTACCCTGTGCTTGTGGAGATCAAAGGATCGTCTACACCGTTGGTAGCTGAAAAGATATGGATAACTTCTAATTTACATCCTTATAACTGGTATCTTGATTTGGATGAAGAAACTAAGAATGCTTTAATTAGAAGGTTACAAATAACAGAATTTGAATAAAAAAACTTTACTATGGATTATTTAGCTGGTGCATCTGGTGCAGCATTAGGTTTTATAGCAGGAGATGTTCCAGGAGCTGTTCTTGGAGCTAAAATGGGTTATAATGCAT